TCTCTACTACTACTTCCTTATCAGTCTTCTCGCAGTAAACCCAGCTTACGCAGAAGAACCAACTGTATCTAATACTGCAAACCCTGTAGCGGCTGCTACGGGTAACGTCACTAATCAAGCTGTGCAGTTTCAGAACAACGGAGCACCATCTCGGCAATACTTTGTCGGTGGTAACTCCTGTAACGGAACAACCATGACATTCCAACCATTTTATATGGGTGGTGATGTACACACAGATGCGTATCAACGCACCCAAAACTTTGGTGTACAGATTGGCTTTTCTGTTCCGTTAGACGGTGGCATGGTTGAAACATGCAAACAGATTGCACGTAGACACGAACAAAAGATGCGGTTGGATTATGAGCTAGTACGTGCTCTTAAATGTACAGAAATCATGAAAGCTGGTTTTACCTTTCGTCCTGGCAGTCGCGTAGAAGTGCTTTGTCACGACGTTGTACCTATTGTCTCACTTAAATAATGGAAGCAGCTGTGACTGCTCTAATCGCTTTAATTGGTGGTGGGGCAGCTTTAAATAATAGATTACACAACAGAATAAATAACGTGCATGACCGCATTAGTGGTCTTGACAGACGTATTGACGCTATTGAATTAAATGTAGCTCAAGACTACGTATCTAAAGCTGACCTTACAGTAATAGTTCAACGTATGGAAGACCATATGGTACGTATCGAAAACAAATTAGATCAAATCGTATTGAGGAACACTTAAATGCCATTCAAATTAGTAGATGTAACACGCGGCAAAGTTTTGCAAGAGTTTGACTCTCTTGAAGAAGCAGAAAAAACTCTGCGACATCAGTCAGTAGAGGATTACGTAAGGCTTGAAATCCAGGAAGAAGTCGTAGCCAAACCAAAACCCAAAGCTAAAAAAGCTAATGTTAAAAAAGAAAGCGACTGAAGATCAGTTCAACGAGCTGCACAATCTAGTTACTAAAGAATTTCTTTCGCGAATCAAAGCTGGAGAAGCTACAACACAAGATTTAAAAGCTGCATGTGATTGGTTAGCAAAAAATGACATTAGTGGGGTTGCTACTGAAGGTAATCCACTGTCAAAGCTAGCCAGCATTATGCCGTCCGTAGACCCAGAACTAGTACAGAGCAGACTTTATGGCAAGCGGTAAAACATCACAGTATTACAAAAAGAATCCTGAAGCTCGTAAGCGTCGTCTTAAGCAACAGGCTAAATATAACAAGACTAAAAAAGGGCTAAAGATACGGACGGCTGCTAACAAATGCAATCGAAAGATGGGTACTTACGGTAATGGTGATGGTAAAGACTCAAGTCATACCGGCCCCAATACATGTAAAAAAGAATCTATGAAGATTAACCGTACTCGTCCACGAAAAGGTAAGAAATACGCATCCAAATGACACCATTACTCCCCACTCCTGAACACTACCTTTACAACCTAATAACCATGACATCCTCTGAAGCTAAGCGCCTTTGGAGGCGCAGCATTAAAGAGCATTTTAATTGCACATGTGTTTATTGCGGAGAAACTTATGAATTACATGAACTTACATTGGATCACGTCCAACCTCGAACTTTCGGTGGAGAAGATATTACAAGTAATCTTGTACCAGCCTGTCTCAAATGTAATCAGGATAAAGGGAGTAATGAATGGAAAAGTTGGATGAGAGATACCTTTGGGCAAAATTTACTTAGGGAAGGACTTATCCTTTCTCATATTTCTTAAATGAATAAAGAACTTACTATTAAAGAGCGGGCTGCTCTGTTGATGGGCCTTATGAGTAACTCTTCTTCAGTACAAATGCCTACTAAAGAAGCAAGGGAAGCTCTTAAAATCTTAAACAGTTTGCAGACCAACACTTCTAAAACAAAAGGCCCCGCCAAAATCATTAAAAATCCTGTCACAAATACACAGGTTACGATGAGTCAAAATCCCAATGCTCGTGGAGGAAATGACGTTTCTTTTACGACAGGTAGGGGTTATCAAAGACCTGGCAAACCTAACTCACCAACGCAGCTTCAAGGTATCCAAGCAACTTTAAATCAGATGCTTAGTGAAATACCAATTAAAGGAACAACAGGTGATTCACGCTATACCGCTACTCCGATTTTTGATGAAAAAGATTTGGATAGGTCTCTTTCTGGTCGTGGTTCTCACGAAGGTCAACGTGCTAGAGCTTATCGTCGTATGACTAAAGGGGCTTTCGCCTTACCGCCAGATAATGACACTATGCGTGGTAATCGTCTAGGTGAATCTAGGTGGCAACCTAGAGGTGCTAAAAGCCGTTATGCAAAAGCGGTCAATTACGACTTGACTGATGTTGTTAAACAGCTTGGTATTAAAGGTGCAGCTCGCACTGCTATACGAAGTATTCCTGTTATTGGAAAATATCTTCAGGCATATATGACAGCTGAAGAGACAGTAAAAGGACTTACTGGCAAAAGTCCTACTGGCGAGTTCATTAATCAAGCCAAACAGTCTATTAAAGACCAATCAATGCCGAGACCAGCCACATTAATGATTCGATAACTATATGAACAACGTCTTAGAGGCGTTACAGGATGATTTCAAGCTGTTCCTACAAGCACTGTGGGGTCAGCTTGACCTTCCTACGCCAACACGCGCTCAATACGCAATCGCTGATTACTTACAGCACGGTCCTAAACGTCTACAAATCCAAGCTTTTAGAGGAATCGGTAAATCTTGGATTACTGGTGCGTTCGTTCTTTGGACTCTTTTTAAAGATCCTGAAAAGAAAATCATGATCATTTCTGCATCTAAAGAACGTGCAGACAACATGTCCATCTTTCTACAGAAACTGATAATTGAAACACCATGGTTGGTGCATTTGCGCCCTAAATCTGATGACTCCCGGTGGTCACGTATCTCTTTTGACGTTAATTGTTCCCCTCACCAAGCTCCTTCTGTTAAATCAGTCGGTATTACTGGCCAGCTTACCGGTAGTCGGGCTGATTTAATGATTCTGGACGACATTGAAGTTCCTGGTAACTCAATGACAGAAATGATGCGTGAAAAACTTCTTCAACTTTGTACTGAGGCTGAATCTATCCTTACTCCGAAAGATGACAGCCGTATTATGTACCTTGGAACGCCACAGACGGTGTTTACGGTCTACAGGAAGCTCGCAGAACGTAATTATAGACCTTTTGTATGGCCAGCACGTTTCCCGCGCTCTCTGGCTAATTACGAAGGGCTGATAGCACCCGCATTACAAGCTGATATTGATCAAGGTGCAGAAAAATGGCAAGTAACTGACCCAGATAGATTTAATGATGAAGATCTTATTGAACGTGAAGCAGCAATGGGCCGAAGCAACTTCATGCTTCAGTTCATGCTTGATACAAGCCTCAGTGACTCTGAAAAGTTCCCCCTTAAAATGGCTGATCTTATCGTCACCTCTGTTAATCCTACCTCCGCTCCTGACTCAATCGTCTGGTGCTCAGACCCCAGAAATGTTATCAAGGAACTCCCCACTGTCGGATTACCTGGAGATTATTTCTACAGTCCAATGCAGCTTCAAGGTGACTGGGAGCCCTACCAAGAGACAATCTGCAGCGTTGATCCGTCGGGTAGAGGCTCGGATGAAACGGCAGCAGCTTTTATCTCACAACGAAATGGTTTTCTGTACTTGCACGAAATGCGTGCTTACAGAGATGGATACTCTGACACAACGCTTTTGGATATTCTAAAAGGTTGTCGTAAGTTTAATGTTACCAAACTAGTCATAGAAACTAACTTCGGTGACGGAATTGTCGCTGAACTATTTAAAAAACACCTTATTCAAACAAAACAAGCTATAGATGTCGAAGAAGTTAGAGCAACAGTCCGTAAAGAACAACGTATCATTGATTCGTTGGAACCCGTTCTTAATCAGCATAGGCTTGTTGTGGATCGCTCTGTTGTTGATTGGGACTACAACTCCAACAAACAAGCCGCTCCTGAAGAACGACTTCTCTACATGCTCTTCTATCAGATGAGTCGTATGTGCCGTGAAAAAGGCGCAGTTAAACACGACGACAGATTGGATTGCCTTAGTCAAGGTGTTCAATACTTCACAGACTGTATGTCTATCTCGGCTCAAGAAGTCATTAATACACGTAAACGTGAAGAGTGGAATGACATCCTTAGAGCCTCTATAGAAGACCCCCAAGGCTCTGCTAATCACCTTGTATTGGGTCTAAATAAAGACCAAAGAGAGCTAGCTAGAGGAAACCCCGGAAACTCAGTCCCCAACTGGGTTTAGAGCTAACAGGCAGTGTATACAGGGGGAGAGAGGGTGGACTCGAACTTTGTATAGAGGGGAAGACATCAACTTCCCCTTTACTAATGTCCCCGGGAATGGACATTCTGTAAGTACCGCCCAACAACAAAAGACACAAACTAGAACTAACTTCTTATTGATCTTGTAATTCATTGAATGAATTCACTTATCAATTCCGTGATTACTGTCGTTAGTTAATTTATTTAATACTTATATGAAACCAGAAGAGTTCACAGGTAATACTCAA